AGAAAACATTGAAGATTTATTTTTTGAGTTTCTTAGAGTTGCTGAAGAGATTAAACCAAAAGTAATTGTCGCAGAGAATGTGGCAGGTCTTATGATGGGTGAAGCAAAACAATACTATTATAAAATTACAAATACATTTGAAAAGATTGGTTATGATGTATCCTCTATGGTTCTAGACTCATCACATTATGGTGTACCACAAACTAGAAAGAGAGTTATTTTTATTGCTGTTCGTGAAGATGTAACTGAAGCTGTTGGTCTTACGTTTATGAATATTGCTGGTATCTTTCCAGAAAAGTTTACAGATGCTATTACTTGTGGTGATGCATTTAGTGACCTAGAGTATGACCAAGAAGAAATAAAGATGTTGACTGAAAAGTTTGCAAAAGGTTCACACTTTGAAACAGCATCTAAGATGCCACTTGATCCAGACAAAGTATTGACTGGCTGTGACTTCCATCCAAAAGGTCACCACTTTAATATGAAAAGAATTTCAAGACATAAACCATCTCCCACTATCACGGCTTCTGGTGGTTGTATTCATTGGAGTGAGATGAGAAAACTAGCATTATGTGAGTCTAGAAGAGCAATGTCTTTACCAGATGATTTTAAATTGACAGGTAAGTGGGAACAAAAGTCTGAACGTATGGGTCGCATGGTGCCTCCTTTGATGATGAAGGCTGTAGCAGATGCTATATATGAAAGGGTATTAAAACCTTATAAGGAGTTAAACAATGGCTGATTTTACTTTCGCACATAGAGAAGAAGGTTTTGATGAACACATTGAAAAATCAATTCGTGGTTATTCTAATTTACTAGAGGATGTAATTTCTCTATCAAGATACTTTGTTGAAGATGATACAACTGTAGTTGACATTGGATGTTCAACAGGAAAACTAACAAAAGCTATGATTGATTATAATGTAGATCACTCTAACAATGCAGATTGGGTTGGTGTAGAAATAGCTGATGGTTTTGTTGATGATCTAAAGAAAAGAAAAAAAGAATTAAATTCACATAATGTAGAGTTTCTTATGGAAGATATTCGTGACTATCAGTTTACAAATTGTTCTTTAGTTACATCTATCTTTACTTTACAGTTTATGCCAAAGAAAGATAGAAAAGAAGTTATTCGTAATATTTACGAAGGTTTAAATGAAGGTGGTGCTTTTATATTTTCTGAAAAAACTGTGTGTGAGAATGCATTAGTGCAAGATATGATTACATTTAATTATTATGATTATAAACGTAAAACTTTTACCACTGATGACATTATGGATAAAGAAAGAACTTTACGGCACATGATGAAACCCAATACTTGGGATGAAATAACAGATATGTTGGTTAGAGCTGGATTTTCTAATATACAACCGTTCTGGAGAAATCATGCATTTGTGGGTGCGATTGCAATTAAATAGGAGATGAAATGAATTTGTTAGAAGATTATGTAAGTTTTGTAGATGAAGTAACAAGTGACCAATCAAAAGATTTGGTTGAAATGGTTCAAGCTTTAGAAATACTAGAAGAACAGGAAGTTAATCCTGCAAGATTACTTACTGCTGGTATTGGTATGTCTGGTGAAGTTGGTGAGTTTAATGAAATAATTAAAAAGTGTTTGTTCCAAGGTAAAGAAATGGATGGAGATAAAATTAAACATTTACGTTCTGAACTTGGAGATATAATGTGGTATATTGCCCAAGCTTGTCTGGCACTAAATACTAACATAGAAGAAATAATTGACATGAACACAGTGAAGTTGGAGTCTCGCTATCCTGGCGGGTTTGATGCTTTTCGTTCAGAGAATAGAAAAGAAGGTGATATATAGTGAGCAATTTTCTTAAAGATATAATCAAAACTACAGGTAATGAATATGCATCATTAGTTTCTGATGGAGTGGAAGCTGGTGATGTTGATTCATTTATTGACACAGGAAGTTACATTTTTAATGCATTACTTTCTGGTAGTATCTATGGTGGTTTACCATCAAATAAAATTACAGCAATTGCTGGAGAGTCAGCAACTGGTAAAACATTTTTTCTTATGGGAATGGTTAAAAGTTTTCTAGATGACAATCCAGATGCTGGTGTTTTGTATTTTGAAAGTGAAAGTGCAATTACACAACAAATGGTAGTTGATAGAGGTATTGATCCACAAAGAATGGTTATTATTCCAGTAACTACAGTTCAAGAATTTCGTACACAGGCAATCAAAGTATTAGATTCATATCTTGCAAAGAATGAAGCTGATCGTAAACCTATCATGTTATGTTTAGATTCTCTTGGTATGTTATCAACTACCAAAGAAGTAGAAGATACTTCTGATGGTAAAGAAACAAGAGATATGACAAGAGCTCAAGTTCTCAAAGCTGCATTTCGTGTATTGACTTTAAAACTTGGTAGAGCAAAAGTTCCTATGGTTGTTACTAATCATACTTATGATTCTATGGGTTCACTATTTCCAACAAAAGAAATGGGTGGTGGTTCTGGATTAAAATATGCAGCATCATCTATTGTGTTCTTATCTAAGAAAAAAGATAAAGATGGTACAGAAGTTGTTGGTAATATTGTACATTGTAAAAATCATAAATCACGTTTGACCATTGAGAATAAAATGGTAGATGTTCGTTTATCATATGATAAAGGTCTTGATAGATATTATGGTTTATTAGAACTTGCAATTAAGTATGGTATATTTAAACAAGTTTCTACTCGTATAGAATTACCAGATGGTAAAACACAATTTGGTAAAACTATTATTAATAATCCAGAAGACTACTTTACTGAAGAAGTTATGAAACAATTAGATGAAGCGGCTGAAAAGGAGTTTAAATATGGAAACGTACATTCGGAGATATGATAACGTAATATCACCAGAGTTGTGTGATACTCTAATTGATAGATTTGAAAATAGTTCACATCAATATGAAAAACAAGAACAAGGTAAAATGTCTTTTACACAAATACATTTATTACATCATAAAGAGTGGCATGAGGACGCTAGAATTTTAGCTGAAAGTCTTATGAAACAAGTTGTTAAATACAAAAAAGATTGTGATATTCCTGATCCACCAGCTTTAAATATGTTTCCAGAAAAATTTACTCTTGAACCTATGAGATTAAAAAGATATTTACCAGATGGAACAGATCAATTTGGTGACCATGTTGATGTAAATGATATTAATAGTGCTAAAAGATTTTTAGTTTTCTTTTTATACTTAGATGATAACGAAAAAGGAAGTACTATTTTTCCACGACATGATGTAGTTTCTGGATGTAAAAAAGGTTCTTGTTTAATATTTCCACCTATGTGGCCATGGCTTCATGCTGGAGAAAAACCTATAGACAAACCAAAATATATTGTAGGGAGCTATTTACACTATGTCTGATTTACCAACAATGAAACAAATAATGAATGATCCAATCACTAAAAAATTTGTATTTTTAACTAATGAAAAACACCCAAATCAAACTTTGATTGGTCTTACTGATGAAACGAAATATAGTGGTGTTGTATATAAATATGGAAAAGTAACACTTCCAGATGAAACTAAATTAACGCAAGAAAAGCACTTGAATTTAAAGTTTGATTATGATATACTAGACACTAATGGAGTATCTAAAGAGATTCTAGAAAGTAAAGAGTTTCATAAATTAATTGGTGACATACTTTATCATGTCATCATAGCACAAGCAGAGGATGGAAGTATTGAACCAGACGATAGAGAGGACGACTCTCAGCAATTTGTTGACGAATGAAGATTATTGTAGAAAGGTTTTACCTTTTATTAAATCTTCATATTTTAATGTAAAAGAAGAAAGAATTATTTTTGAAGAAATTCACAACTTTGTGGATAAATATAAGAAGATTCCTACAAAAATATCTTTAGAAATTGAAGTCGAACAAAGAAAAGATTTAACTGAGACTGAACATTCAAAAATTGTAGAAATTGTAAAAACACTAAACAGTACAGACGTTGATATGGACTGGCTGTTAGACACGACTGAAAAGTTTTGTAAAGATAAGGCGATATACAATGCAATTGTGGATGGAATATCTATTATTGATGGAAAAGATAAAAAGAGAACTCCAGATTCTATACCAAGTATTCTCACAGATGCCTTGGCAGTCAGTTTTGATAATGCTGTTGGTCACGATTACTTGTTGGATTCAGATTCAAGGTTTGAGTTTTATCATAAAGTAGAGGAACGTATTCCTTTTGACCTAGAGTTTTTTAACAAGATTACAAAGGGTGGACTTCCAACCAAAACTCTGAATATTGCACTTGCTGGTACAGGTGTTGGTAAATCTTTGTTTATGTGTCACATGGCTGCAAACTCTTTATCTCAAGGTAAAAATGTTTTATACATTACTTTGGAGATGGCAGAGGAACGTATTGCAGAACGTATTGATGCAAACTTGATGAATATATCTATGGAAGACTTACATGATTTACCAAAGAAAATGTTTGATGATAAGATTGCAAAGATTATTAAGAAAACTTCTGGTAAGTTAATTGTCAAAGAATATCCAACTGCATCTGCACACTCTTCTCATTTTAGAGGATTAATCAAAGAACTTGCAATTAAGAAGTCTTTTAAACCAGATATCATTTTTATTGATTATCTAAATATATGTGCATCTAGTAGGTTTAAAGGAGCACAAAATGTTAACTCGTATAGTTACATCAAAAGTGTTGCAGAAGAGTTGCGAGGACTTGCAGTGGAATGTAATGTTCCCATCATGTCAGCAACGCAAACGACAAGAGGCGGTTTTACATCAACTGACATTGGACTTGAAGACACATCTGAATCATTCGGCTTACCAGCCACAGCTGATTTTATGTTTGCCCTTATTAGTAATGAAGAACTTGATGAACTTAACCAAATAGTTGTTAAACAGTTGAAGAATAGATATAATGACCCAACTATGAATAAAAGATTTGTGTTAGGTATTGATCGTTCTAAAATGAGATTGTTTGATGTAGATACGAATGCACAAGATGATTTAGTTGACAGTGGACAAAATCAACTTCCAGAAGATGCTATCTTTGACAATACAAAGTTTGGAAGTAGCACAGACAAATTTTCAGCCATAAAAGATTTTAAGGTATAATGGATAAAAGACCACCAACTGAGGGAGAACTATTACTATTGATGTTAATTGGATGGTTGATAGTTATGTTAACACTTAGCTCTATTGTCAGTAGTATTATAAGTTTATAGGAGTTTCTTTTATATAAATACTAATAAATATTTGTGCCAATGGAGAAGTTGATGTCGTTACAACGAAGTGTAAAACAAGTTACACCAAGACTACCTATTAGTTCTAAATCAAAGTTAGATCAAGTTCACGCTATATTAGAAGCAGAGGAAGTTTTTGTTTCTATTGATGATTTACTTCCACAAGGTAATAGCAACGCTGGAAAAAGAACTCAAATATTTGAGGCTGCGGTTGTTTTGGTTGCAATGGGTGGGCCCAATCTGACTTCAGATAAAATAAAATCTATTATGAAAAATAATGAGTTTTCTGAAATTGCAAAAAGTTGGACAGAAGCATTACTTCAAGATAAAAGAAATCACGAACCTTTAGCCGAATGGTTTTCTAATCTAGGATTTCCTATTTCAAAGTTAGGAAAAATGAGTGATTTTATTCATCAAAATATAGGGTCATCTTACTATAAAGGATTGCCATCATCATTTGAATATTCATCAGCACAAAAAGATAATACCGCAGATGTAATATTAATTGTAGACGGAAAGAAATCAGAATTATTTTCTATAATGAATGATATTAAACCATTACCAGAGAAAGAGCAGATACTACGTGCAACAACTGAGTCTGATGGTAAAGTAACAATATCAGATAGTAGTGGTAAAACAATTTCTTTTTATCAAATATCAGCAAAAAAGGGTGTTGGAGATGGTAGAATAGGAAAAATTGGTTCATTCGTAAGTAAAAATATAATAAAAGGCACACCACATCTTCCATCAAATTTATTAGATATTTTACAAAGAGAAGAATATTCACATCTATCAGAAAAAGAAATAGAACTTTTTACTGAAGGATTTTTTGGTGATTTGGTAAACAAATTTAAAAATGTTGCAACACTTGGAATAAAAGTTTTTTTAAGTTGGACTCAAAAATTATATAGTAGTGTTGCTAAAAATATTACAAATATTTCAGAAAAAGTAACTAATAGAATTTTAAGTAAAGATAAAGGTGTTATTGCTGCAAACAATATTTTACGAGAAGTTGGTTTTTCTAATTTAGTTGAGGCTCCTGGCTCACAAGTTCAAATTACACCAAAAATGAAAAAAGAACTAATAGTTTTACAAACTCTAGTAAAGAAAATAAATACAGTTCATAATAGTAATGTTAGTTTAGTTAACAAATTAAACTCAAGACCTAAAATGCAATCAAGGCCTAGACCTCCAATATATTTTCCAAATCCTCAAGGTGGACTAATAGACATATCTTCTGTATCAAAAGAAATTGAAAGTATATCTAAACAAACTTCAGTGCCAAGAGATAGATTTAAATTAGTTGTGTCGATAGTAGCTAATTTTGCTGCTAATGTAGCAATTAATGCGATATTAAAATCTGTTGAAAGAAGTGTTGATAAGTATGAAGACTTAACAGAATCACTTTTTGCTTTCAGTTCTACTTTAGAGGCAGAAGCAAAGTTTGGAAATACTGCTTTACCACTTGTAATTTGTTATGGTGGAAAAAGTGGAAACAATACTGTTTTAGGTAAAAGAGATGATTATACAAAAAAGAGCACTCAAGAATTAGTTGAAAAGGGTAAACAATTAAACAATTTTTATATCGCAGTTATAGAAATATATAAATCTGGTGGTGTAAATCCTTATAACATATCAAAGTTACATTTAGTCACAGGATTTGAAGAAAAAGATAAAAAGCCATTTCCTAAATTTACTATGATATCTATTTCAAATTCATCTGGTTCTAAATTTAATACAAAGATTGAAGCTGATGCTCCTTCTCCCAAAAAATCGGTGGTTATGTGGACATGATAAGTTTTTCTCAACTAAACGAAGATAAAGGTGGTAAAAACTTACACCTAGAACATCTAGAGGATGAAATCCTTAATTATGGTGTTGATGGTGGTAGAGCTGCAATTAACTTTTTACAATCTCTTAGAGATATGTTGGCTGGTTCTGCTAGGTCTTCTGTTAATATGACTGTTAAGTGGGATGGAGCTCCTGCAATATTTGCTGGTATTGATCCAGAGGACGGTAAGTTTTTCGTTGCAAAGAAATCAGTATTTAATGTAAGTCCTAAATTATATAAGACAAGTTCAGAAATAGATGCAGACTTATCTGGAGCATTAAATGACAAATTCAAAATTGCACTTTCAGAGTTTTCAAAACTTGGAATCAAAGGAGTCTTACAAGGTGACCTCATGTTCACAGATGACGTTTCAAAAGAAACTATTGATGGGGTATCGTATCACACTTTTCAGCCTAATACTATTGTTTATGCTATTCCTACTGATAGCAATCTTGGTAGGGTAATTGCTAAATCTAAAATTGGTGTTGTTTGGCATACAACATACACAGGAAAAACATTACAAACCATGAAGGCATCATTTGGTGCAAACATATCTGGACTAAGAAAACCATCTACTGTATGGATGGATGACGCTACATACAAAGATACTTCTGGTAGATCAACGATGACTGCATCTGAAACAGATAAAGTGACTGCAGCATTATCTGCTACAGGTTCAACATTTAGAAAAATAAATCCTGTCATGTTAAAGAAGTTTTTAAACTTACAAGAAAGTATGACGGGAGCTCTTGCTGGAGCATCACTTAAAACGTATAATAATAGTAAAGTTCGTGCTGGAGAAACTATTAAAAACCCAAAACAACACGCACAGGGATATGTTAAGTGGATTGAAATGTCACTTCAAAAACAAATAGACAAAGCAAAAAGTGCTAAAGGTAAAGATAAATATAAGAATATACAAAAAGAATATATGAGAGAAGTGAGTAAACACGTTAATAATTTAACACAAGTTATAACATTTCAAAACTATCTAGTTGATGCTAAAATGCAAATTGTAAAAAAACTAAATAGTGTAAAGGGCTTGACAGATACGTTCATCAAGACCGCAAATGGATTTAAAGTAACTAATCCAGAGGGTTATGTTGCTATTGATAGAATTAGTGGTGGTGCTGTTAAATTAGTAGACAGAATGGAGTTTTCTTTTAATAACTTCACCGCAATAAAGGCATGGGATAAATGAAAAATTTTAAAGAATTACTAGAGGCTCGTGGAGATACCGCTGTATTTACTTTTGGAAGATTTAATCCACCAACCACAGGCCACGAAAAACTCATAGATGTACTTGCAAAACAGCAATCTAGAAATGCTGGTTCTATAATGTATGTATATCCATCACATTCACAAAATCCTAAAAAAGACCCACTACCTCATGCATTAAAAATTGCATATATGAGAAAGATGTTTCCAAAATATAAAAGTAATATTGTTGCTGGTAAAGAACGAAATGCAATCGAAATAGCAGTTTCCCTACACAAAAAAGGTCATAAGTCTATTGTGATGGTTGTTGGTTCAGACAGAGTTTCAGAGTTTGAAAGGCTTTTGAATAAGTATAATGGTGTTGAAGCTGCACATGGGTATTATGGTTTTGATAATATCGAAGTTGTTTCTGCTGGTGAACGTGATCCAGATGCAGAAGGTGTAACTGGAATGTCTGCATCTAAAATGAGAGCAGCTGCATCGTCTGGTGATTTTGATTCATTTAAAACAGGATTACCTTCTAGTTTTAGAGATGCACAAAAGCTTTATAATGATGTTCGTAAGAATATGGGTATTCGAGAAGAACGTAATATGGGTGTGATGAATGATTTTGAAACACTTAGAGATATGTATCTTACAGGTAAACTTTGGAATATTGGTGATTTAGTAGAAGCAAATGGAGTAGAAGGTAGGATTATTCGTAAAGGCACAAACTATGTTGCGTTTAACGACAGCACTGGTAAAGTACACAAAGCTTGGTTACATGATATTGTAGAAAGAAACTATGCAAAAGAATATGCAAATTATCACGGAACACCAGAACAGATTGCAAGACGTTCTTCTAGAAACAAAGCTCGTAGGATTATGGGTGACAATGTAGTACAGGGAATGGACGTAGGACATAAAGATAATGATCCTATGAATAATGACCCCAACAATTTACAGAATGAAGACCCATCTGTAAATCGTAGAGAACCAAGACTTAGAGAAGTTAAACAAGACCCTGATATAAAAAAGAGTAAGGGAACTGAACCTGCAAAGTATTATGCAAAGGATGCTAAAGGTAAAGACATGGCAGTTTCTACTAAAAAAGCTAGAGATACACATTTTACTAAAGGTACAAAAATGGATGATGACAATCCTGCTGCATACAAACCAGCTCCTGGCGATAAAGGTAAAAAAACTAAACCATCTACACATACTAAAAAGTTTAAACAGATGTATGGAGAAAAACTTGGTAAGAACGCAGATGTTGGAGATTATATAGACGATTTTAGAAAATCAGATTCACCACAGTTTAAAGGTAAATCAGATAAGAAAATTAAAGATATGGCAATCGCTGCATATCTTTCAAAAAATGAGTCTGTATTAGATTCTACTTTAGAGTCATTAAACGAAGATGGACACACTGATGTGGCATCTATGAAAAATAAAGTACAGATTGCAATGAATGCTCTTCAAAAAATGCAAATGGAACTAAACAAACTTGGAGATGAAAACGATCTACCTACATGGTGGACAAACAAAGTTGCAACTGCTGTTGCTCGTATTGATGATATGGCAGATTACTTAGATGTAAAAGTAGATGAGAGTCTTTGGGCAAACATCCACAAAAAAAGACAAAGAATTAAACAAGGTTCTGGTGAAAAGATGAGAAAGCCAGGAACTAAAGGTGCACCAACTCCAGCACAATTGAAACGTGCAAAAGGTGAATCTGTAGATGAAAATGCACCAAACACAAGAGATGCTATGAAAAGGTTTAAAGCAGGTGAAGCTGGATTTACTGACAAATCTCATTTAAAAGCAAAAGGTCTAATACCTAGAGCAGATGGAACAAAGAAAAAATCACCACAATATGAAGAAGTTCAAGATGTATATCACCTAGACGAAAAGATTGCTGGTCTTGTTAAGAAAGCAGAAAAGTCTGGAATGCCTTATGGTATTTTAAAGAAAGTATATGATAGGGGGATGGCTGCATGGAGAACAGGACATAGGCCAGGAACTACACCTCAACAATGGGCATTTGCAAGAGTTAATTCATTTACAACCAAAAGTTCTGGAACTTGGGGTAAAGCTGACAAAGACCTTGCCGCAAAAGTTCGTGGTGAAAGTGTGGAAATATTAAAAAACGCGTGGGGTGAAATAACTGAAAAAGCAGAGTATCAAGGTAAGTCTGTTCAACTAAATAATCCCACAAAAGGCGATAGAAAAAAATATAAAGTTTATGTTAAAAACGACAAAGGTAATGTCGTAAAAGTTGAGTTTGGTGATCCAAATATGGAAATCAAGCGAGACGATCCCGCAAGAAGAAAAGCATTTCGAGCTCGACATAACTGCGATCAAAAGAAAGACAAGACCACAGCTGGTTATTGGTCTTGTAAATTTTGGTCTGGTAAGTCAGTAACAGATTTGATGAAAGGATAAACCAATGGCAAGAATGTCAAACTTACTAGAAGAAGTTAAAAGTATAGAAGAGGGTTTTGCTAGTGATGCCCAAAGACGTGCTGCGTTCGCCAGTGGTTATAAAGCAAAAGGTAAAAAAGGTAAAAAGGAAGAAGCCGAACTTGATGAAGGTATGATTGATACTCTTGCAAAAAAATATGAAAAACGTATTACTGATGGAGGTGCCCTTGCATCTGATCGTAGACGAGAAAGAGAACGTCATGCAATTCTAAATGTGGCAAAAAAGAAGGGTGCATCAACAGCAGATTTGAAAAAATTAGATGCTGCAATCATAAAGATTATAGATAGGGTTACTGGTTTTGGAGAGGAAACTGAACTTGATGAAGGTAAGATGAAAGAACTTGCAACAAAGATTGCAGATGTTTATATAAAGATGAAAAAAGACTCTACAATGAAACCTTTTGCAGATAAGTTTAGGGCTGATGTAAAAAGATCATTAGATGTTAGAAAATCATTAGAGAAGGTACTACCAGATTATATTGGTGGTGGAAAAATTACTACTTTAATGAAAGAAGAAACTGATATTGATGAGTTGTCTTTGAGTGTAAAAGATATACAAAAGTCTGGTGTTAGAAAACAAGACACATCTAAGTTGAAAAAAGATTTGCAAAGACTGAAAAAAGGACTAAAAAAAGAAGACACTGAAGAAGAAGTTGAGATTGATGAAAGTATGGAAGATGAATTTGGTGAAAAGTTTCAATCAAGACGGCCTGGAACTGATACCGTAAACAAAGCTATTGCAATAGCCAAAAAAATGAGTGGTAACATGACAGGCGCTGTAAAGGCGATTGAAAAAATCAGAGATGGGTTATCAAAATATCCAGAGGTTGCAGATGCTCTAAGAATGGCAAATGAAGAAGTTGAAATTGATGAGAAGGCTCCAAAGATTGGCGTAGATAGACTTAAACAACAACGTGACAAAGACAAAGATCACGCAGATGCAATGGGTCGCCATGTTAAATCTGGACGTAGAAAGTCAAGAAAAGAAGAAGTCAAAATTGATGAGGCCTCAATGAAGATTGGTAGTATTGACTTTGAACTGTTTACAGATATGAAAGGTTCAAAACAAGCAAATGCTGCGATGAATAAGGAAATTGCAAAAGCTGCTAAAATGAAAGATTATAAATCTGCTAGAACGTATATGAACAAAGTTCAAGATAAATATCAAAAATTTGGTGCTGGCGATAGTGAACCAGAACGTACTATTGATGCAGTTCTTGCAAAATCTTTTTCAAATGATCCTGATCGTAGAAAACATAGTTTCGATTTTCGTAGAGAAGATGTTGAAGTTATTGATGGTTACTTTGAGGAACAAAAATCATCAACTGGATATGATCTTTACCACAAAGATTTCTCTGGTGCAATGCAACACGCATACGCACACGCTAAGAAAAAATTTGGAATTACTATTGACAAAGATGAAATTAGTGATAAAGTAGCGACAGGCCCAAGTAAACCTTCAAAGGGTAAGACTAATTCTTACAGACTAAAAGGTGATAAGGGTTCTGTTCAAATACAAGTATATAATATGGGAAGTAGGTTTGAGTTAAATATGTACAAAGAAGAAGTGGTGGAAGATTTTGATCCTGCAGATTTTGACATTAAAGCAACAAGTAAAGATAAAGAACAGGCAGATCAAAACATACTAATTCAATTACAAAAAGTAATTTCACTCAGGGGTCAAAAACCTGTGGAATTTGGTGATGGTAAAAAACAAAAAGTACATCCTAATGTAGCTTCTGCCGCATTATCAATGCATCGTAAATTAAGAAGAACTGACGAGAAGGATGCATTTCAAAGAAAAATTGGAAAGTCATATAGAGACTTACTCAATGCTGTAAAGGGGAAATAAAAATGGCATACTTTGATACAAAAAAAGACAGCCTTGAGGAAGTAATCAAAGCTGCTGTTAGTGGACAAATAAACGAGGAAAAAGTTGAACTTGAAGAAGGAACTACTAAAGTACCAACTTCAATGGCAGATTTTAGGAGTATAATGAACTTAATGAAAAAGCCAATAAAAGCAAAAGATGCAGAAAAGGCTGTTTCCAAATATATAGATGATGATTATTTAGCAAATGGTATCATTAGTATTAAACAAAAAGACCCAAATGCTGACGCAAGACCAGCAATTATGAGAGGGTTTAATAAATTAGAAATTAGCACAATGGGCGAGCCTAGTTATGGAAGACA